TAATTTTTATGGCAAGACCTCGTGAACTTTTTAATACGCCAGCTCCTCAGGCGATGAGCATGATGGGGCAGGGAATCGCAGACGCTTACGCTAGAGCCGGGGAGATCGAGGGGAAGGGCATGCTGGCGATGGGCCAGGGCATCGCGCAGGGGCTTACGAGTGCGGCGTCGTCGATTGCCGGAGCGTATGGCGACTACAAGAAGATGCAGTCGCAGATTAAGACCTCAGAGGGATTTTACAACACATTAAAAGAAAGCGGTTATCTTCCGCCTGAATTGGCAAAAGGAATTGATACCACAGTCAACAGTGAGGTGTACAAAAACATGGGCACTGCCGAAAAGGCTCAGTTTTGGAATCAAGCTACAAACTTTGCCGGAAACGCTATCGGGCAGTACCACAAGTTGCAGCAGATTGAGGCTGAACAGACTGGCGCGATGGATAGAGCGAAGGTTAGCGTTGGCCCGCAGTATGCTAACATTGAAGAGCAGAAGCGCCAGCGGCAAGCAGAGCAGGAACGGTATAACAAAACCAATACTCAACTTGAGGCATTTAGATCAAGCCTAAGTGGATTTAGGTCAATGTTTGGACAATAATAACGTATGGCATCACTATCAGATTACGTTCTAGAGCTTTTTCCGACTAAACCATCCAAGCTGGAGCGTCAAGCTTCAGCGGGCGCACAGCTTATTCAGGAGACGCCAGCGCAAGATGCTGCCATCCCGGGCACTGAGCGCGGAGCAGGCACTGTGCCCGTGTTAAGCATGGAGCCTACGCCAGCACCAGCGCAACAGCAGGCCGCTGCCGTAGCGTTCCCGTTTGACGACTTTGCCAAGAGAGCGTCGATGGCGCAACAGGCTAGGAGAGAGCTTGCGTCTCAGATCAACTCGATTGTGATGGGCGCTCCCAAAGACATGCGCGATGATTTGCGTAAGTCGCTTGAAGCGGAAATTGATTTTATTCCAAAAGATACACCAAGCATTGATTCCTTTTTAAGTAAAAACCCATTGCTTAAGCCAATTACTGAAAAGATTCAATCTGCCAGCACTGGAAGGTTTAGATCAATTTCAGACTCAAAGTCTATAGTAGACTTAATTGATTATAAACTTGAAAACGCGCCTAAAAACAAAGACAAGCGTGATGTTTATTTTGCCGATCTTGCAAGGCTACTTGCTTCTCAAGGTAAAATTTACAATGCCTCTTTGTCTGATAATCCAGATGCACTATCAGAAGGTGAAGCAAAGCGTGTTTTGCCAACGCTTGAGGATTCAGTGTTTGATATAACAAATTTAGCTAAAAGCGGAAAATCAGTTCTTCCAAAAATTGAGGCTGGAGTTAAAAAGTACAAAGAACAAGTTCAAACAGTTCACGATTATATGGTGAACAGATCAAGATCTCAGTTTAACTCTATTGCAAAGCAAACTAGCCCTGAAATTGCAGAGTCGCTTGGATTGGATGTTAACTCAATAAAGCCTTATAATCCATCTCTTGCTATTCCTGTTATCAGCAGACAAAACCCAGGAGGCTTTAGCAGAGAGCAGCTTTTAATGGACGCAAAGCGGCGAGGACTTATACCCAAGTAATATGGCTGACATTTCACAGTTAAGTGACGAGCAGTTAATCTCGCTTCTACAACAAACGGAGCCGGAGCGTCCTCCTGCGTCTGGCTTTGAGTCTAGGTTTACAGATGTCACTGGATACTTAAACCCAAAGCAGCTTGGCGACACGCCTAAAGAGATACTCGACACTGCTGTAGCTGAAGGGCTGATCTCACCAACGTACACGCCGGCAGATGACGCTACTGACGAGTTCTCGACAGCTTGGAGGGCGTACCAGCAGGAGATGGCACCCAGTGCGGCTGGGGCTGCATTCCGGGGCGCTACACGGGCAATTATCCCTACGCTTGGTGGCATTGCCGGTGGAGCCGCTGGGAGCGTTGTTCCAGTACCAGGGGCTGCTATAGTTGGCGGCATGGCTGGAGCTATGGCTGGCTCTGCGCTGCAAGAGAAGATGATGCCAATGTCCACGGAGGAGCAGGCTCAAGCTCAGTTTGACGTTGCATCAAGAGGCACTCGATATTCACGGATGGCCGGCGAGGTTATTCCACAGTTCTTGGTGGCACGTCCAGCGGTTTCTACCATTGGCAAAGCACTAGCAGGCGATGTGGCTGCTGCAAAAAGCTTGGCAGTTGGTGCAGGTTTTGGCGCAGGCACATCACTAGCAGGCAGCGCGGCACAGGGCCAGTTACCTGACCTTGAGCGGTTGGCGTTTGATACAATCACGGGGGCGGCTCTAGAACCGTCACGACTTGGGCAGAAGCTGTTCGACCGTACTGCTCGACAGGAGATTGCGGCACAACAGGCAGCGACGAACGTAATGGGTAAGTTCGTAAAGAATAAGCCGCAGGCAATTGCTGACTTGGCGGCGGCTGGAGAACTAGCCGGTGAAGGGGTGCGCCCATTGAGTGGAGACGTTGTTGGGGATGAGGGATTTCTTGGCTTGCAACAGGCGTTGCGCAACCGCGAGGCTGAACTGAGGAATATCGACCAAGCCAGCGCAGAGGCTTTAGCTAAAGGCGTTGATGTGACGCTTGAGCCAACTGCACTTTCACCACTGCGAACACAGGAAATCTTTGCTGCTCAAAACGAAGGCATGCTTGCAAGAGCGCAAGAGGCTTACGATGGCTTAATGAGGCAAGGTGACACGGCTTCTGCAAACATCATGCGTCAAGCACAGGGGTTGGCAGATGAGCAAATGACCTTAGTGAACGACGGCGTAAAAGCTGCCGAGCATGGAAATGCAACTATAGCATTATTGCTGCAACGTGCTGAGTCTGAAATTGCTCAAAGAAGAGGCGATCAGACAGAGTCTGGAAAAGTTGTGTTTAATGCACTTAAGGCTGAAGAGGGGGATGCCTACCAAGGTGCAAAAGAACTGTGGACTAAGCTAAATAAGCTTGGCGTTGTAACTGATTTTGCAAATGCAAGAAATGCCGTAAAACAAATTAAAAAGGAAGTTTCATTAAATGATCCTCCGGCAGAAGTTTTAAGCCTTTTAGAAAAATACAAAAATCCAAAAAAGAAAGTTCCAGTTGATAAGTTAATTACGGCAATTCAAGAAGTTGGATCAGCTCAAGCTCAACAGCTCGGCCCTGGAGGAAACAAAAATACGGCAAGGTTATTGGGCAAATTTAAAGACGCTTTAGATGCTGACCTTGATGCCCTTGGCAATATATCTTCTGAGGTTAAAGAAGCAAAGGCTGCGTGGAAAGTATACGCAGACAAGTATTTAAATAAAGCTTCAGGGCAAGTGTTGGCAAGAAAGTCAAATGTAGAGCCATCTCAAACAATTGAAGCATATGCAACTTCAGTTGAAGGTCTTCAGCAGCTTAGATCTGCCGCTAGCAATCGCAAAGATGTTGTTACTGCCGTTGGCGATTGGATATACGGCCAAATGCTTGATTCCGTACGTGGAAACCCTAGCTTAGAAGCAATCCAAGGTTGGGTTAATGGGAAGACTGGAAGGATGCTGCTCGATGTATTCCCAGAAGTCTATCAATCCAAGATCGCCCCAGAGCTTGCCGCTTTGGCTTCTGCTGAAAAACAACTAGAATCTTCAGAGGTTGCAATTGCCAAAGCTAAAGAAATAGCCGCAGAAAAAGGAGCGGTAACAACAAGGCAACTTCAACAGGCAACAGTTAAAGCAGAAACAGCTAAGGCAAGAATTCAAGAGCCTGCTCAAATAAAACTTCAAGATGCAAAGAGGGCTGTTCAGTCCAGCCAGGCTGCTGCTTACATTGGCGCTGCCCCAGAAGCTGCAATTGGCAAGGTTATCAATAGTGAAAACGCAGCCGTTTACATGACTGAGTTGGTTGCAAGAGCCGCTCAGGACGAAAGCGGACAGGCAATTGAGGGGCTGAAAAATGCGCTTAAGAATTACCTCAATGTTGCTGTGCGTAGGCCGGGCGAAGTGGCATCCACAAAAAACACGCTCAAACCATTAGTGACAGCAGATCTATCATTGTCTCCTGCTCTATTAAACGAATACTTCCGTGAGGGCAGCTCGCAAAGAGCCGCAATTGAAATTCTGCTGGGTAAAGATTCTAAAGAACTCCAAGCCCTAGATAAAGCTCGCAAGCAGGTTGAAATGTATGCCCGTCGTCGTCGAGCGGCAGGAGGACAATCCGTGACAAGTTTGAACCAGATGCTTGCTGGCGACTTAGATGTTAGCCTTGCTGAAAACACGCTGGGCGTACTTGGCAGGCTTACGTCATCAGTGATGCCAATGGAACTCAAGCGGGTGACCGGGGTGATGTCTGACCTCACAGATGTATTCCGCACCATGTGGCGCGGAGATGTCGCCAAGAAAGCACAGGGCATGTTGGTCAACGCGATGATCGACCCACAGGCTGCAATCGAGCTTCTAATGCCGCTAGACAGGCAATCCCTGCCTCGCATCAAGTCCTGGCTGCGCGTGTATCCGCAGTCTGGGGCAAGCCTGCCGTTCAACGAGATTAACACTGACGAGCAGCAGCTCCCAAGCGGCACGGTGACAACTGATAACTTTACTGGTTACAGAATCGTTCAAACCGGGAAGAACTCATTTAAGTTGTACAACGACAGGAAGCAACTTGAGGGAATATTTACCTCGGGCAACGACGCTAGGCGTGCAGCAGTCAGAAAAGCATTTGGATCAAAATAACACTATGCCACTAAAGAAATCCGCATCCGATAAAGCTTTCACGGAAAACCTCAAGCGCGAGATCGGCGCAGGTAAGCCACAAAAGCAGGCCGTTGCAATCGCGTACAGCGTCCAGCGTGAGGCTGCGAAGAAAGCTGCTGCTGCCAAGCGCAAATAGCTCATGGCAAACATAACACGGAAGTGGAAACGCTTCCTTGCAGTATCATGCAGCCACGGCTTCATGGCCGACCAGGCTGTACTCAAGGAAGTCCTCCGCTTTCGTGATCGATGGAAGCCGGACACGGTGTTGCATCTTGGTGACGCCATCGACATGACGTGCCTGCGCAGTGGGGCTATCACTAACGACAGTCACGACGCTACCGTTGACCCAGAGGCTGATCTCAACGACGGGCTCGCGTTCATCTCCGCACTGCGCCCCCAGCACTACCTGCTCGGCAACCATGAGGCCCGGCTGGTCACGCTGATGAGTCACCCTAAAGCGATCATCTCTGCACTAGCGACTCGCGTGTACCATCAGATCCACGACCGAGCCAAGTCGATCAAGTGCAAGGTGTACGATTACAAGCTCAAGACTGGCTTCGTTGGTCTTGGCGACGCTCTCTTTCAGCATGGCTATCTGCACAGTGAGAATGCCTTGCGTGATTCCGCAGAGCGTATGTGCCACGGACGGTACACCAAGCTTGTCATGGGGCATATCCACCGTGTACAAATCGCTGAAGGTCGGCGTATTAAAGGTGTCACTGGCTACTCTGTTGGGTGGCTCGGAGATCCAGAAATGGCTGGCTATGCGGAGAATAGGATTGCAACCACCGCTTGGAGCAGAGGCTGGGCGTGGGGCGAATATACTGACAACGAGACAATTGTATGGCTGACAAAAGAACTAAAGGACGGAAGCTTCAAGCTGCCCCTGTAGAAGGGGACTGGCTCTCGCAGCTTGCGGAGAACCTGGAGCTACAGCCAGCACCTCCAGGGTGGTACACGCTGACCCAAGTTGCTCAATACCTGAAGATTGGCAGGACCGCCACCAGAAGAATCCTTCTTGAAAAGAAGGCAGCGCGGCAAAAGTTTTACCACAAAACAATTGACGGAAGAATCGTTCCCACAATGCACTACAAGCTATGAGTCCCGAGGAAAAGGAACGCCAAATCATCATCCAACGCGCAAAGGACATTCTCTCTGAACACTTTGAGTGCGGCGAGATCCTTGTCCAAGCACAGGATGAGAATGATAGCGACAACACGAACCGCTACGAAAGCGGCTGGGGCAATCGTTTTGCTCGGGACATGCACATTCACTTAATGAACAAGGAGCGTGTGCTGGAACACTCATGGATCGAAGAGTGTGGGGATGAGGATGATGACGAGGACGACGAGGACGACGACAAAATAAAAGCAAAAAAGTAGTTGCGCTCAGACAAGCAACGTGTAGCTTGCACGGCATTCAGCAGATGGTCTGCTGATGAAACTTAATAAAAATGAAAGTAGCAACAATTGCAGATCTAGCGAACCTTGCCGATGGCAGCGTCATTGGCGAGATGCGAGTCACAATCAAGACGGTGTACCCGCCCCGCACTGGGCAGGGCAAATTCGGTGAATGGCGCGTACAGAATTGCGTCATTCAGGACGCAACAGGGGAGGCTAAAGCTTCATTCTGGATTCCCGATGAGATGAACGATCTCAAAGGGCAGATGATCACCCTGAAGTCGCAGCCCGGCAAGAAAGGTCTCGACGGCCTCTCGGTCAAGACCAGTACTCACTCCGGTGAGAATGAGTTGAAGGTCACCGACAAAGCTGCCATCATCGACGATGCCGGCGCAGCGGTGGCACAGGCAGGCCCACGCAAGCCAGTGCAGGCAAGCTCGCCAGTGTCGCTTACCGTAGCAGACGCCAAGCGTGCGCTCTTCCAAGCTGCACAGCTCATGGCAGAAGCCATCAAAGCCGCTGAGTGGGTTGGCGGACAAGCCAGCGTCACGCCGGAGCAGTTGCAGGCGATTGCGACCAGCTTATTCATCTCCGCAGACCGTGCGGGCTTTGCGAAAGCATTCCCCTCAGCGCAGACTAAGCCAGCGGCAAAGAAGGAAGAAGTCGAGTTAGAGGAGGATGACTTAAAATGGTAAAGGCTAAAGACATCTCCGCATTGTGCGGCGTCACACTCCAGACAGTCCTGAAGTGGGCGCGTGAAGGGAAAATCCCTCACCACCGTATTAGCGCACGTTGCTTGCGGTTCTCGGTGGAAGAGGTTAACGCTTGGCTCCAGGCTAAACGCGATGCCAATAAACAGCAGGGCTAAAGGCTGCCGAGGCGAACGTCTCTGGCGCGACGAGTTGCGTGCGGCGGGGTTTACCGCCCGTCGTGGGCAACAGTTCGCTGGGGGCGGCGACAGTCCAGACGTAGTATGTGAGGCTCTTAAAGGCCTTCACATGGAAGTTAAGTGCGTTCAGGCTTTGAATCTCGATAAGGCTTGTGAACAAGCTGAACGAGATGCGGGGCGCAAGGCATGGATTGTTGCTCATAAGAAAGATCGCAAACATTGGAAGGTTACAATGAGTGCCGATACGTTCTTTGAGCTTTTGCGAGAAGGCATGGATGCTTTTTCCGCAGACTTTAAATGCATTAAAGAATACGCTCAGATTTCCAAGGAGCAAATAAACATCAATCCATTGATTAAAGAAGTTAGGCAATCTTTAGCGACACCTGCCCCGCTGGTTTCCGGCGAGCAAGGACTGGGAGATCTCGGTCGATGAGTGGTGAGTGTGACTGTACCGCACGAATACTAGTACAGATCGAACGCCGGTTGCCAGCTAGGCGTGACACTGGGAGAGACTAGGATAAATGCAAAATTATGACGAAACAACAAATTACAGACAACGTGCAGCGCAGAATGGCTTCATACAACAAGTTATTGGGCCAAAAGGAAATTACAGAGTTTCAATATGTTGAGATGGCTTATCGTATGCTTGATTACTGGATGAGTGTAATTCGCGATCGGATGGCGTGACACTGAGAGAGACTTCTGCACCAATGCAGGGGCGCGACTGCACAACGCGCACATATTACAAAATGAAAACAGATAGAGAGCGACTGCAAGAAATAGCCTTTCAAGCAAGTGACGGCACGTATTTTATTACAGATAATTACGCGGATGAGTTGTTGAAAATATATGGAGGCTGTGGACTTGCAACAGTACTTAGAGAGTTTGTAAAGGCGGCAGACTGGCTATCCGCAAACCCAAAAAGGCGGAAAACCAAGCAGGCAATGTCACGCTTTTTAACAGTCTGGTTATTTAGATATTGGAATTTTAAAAGCGGACGCCTCTTTAAGAAAAAACAATAATGAACATCAGCATCAATATAACATACGTCAGTGGAACAAAAGTCGAACTGGTCGTCCCACTTGAAGAGCCGGCACAACTCGTCAGCCAACCAGAGTCACCTGTGACACCAGAGCCTGTGCAGCCTGCGCAGGACTTGGCTGACGCGATGGCGGGTCTGCCTGTGCTTACCGACGAAGAGCGTGAATTGCTCAAGCCATCCGGCAGACGGTACACGTCCGTGCAAGATATGGTCGATGAGCTTAAGCAAGACCCCGAGTCAGGCAAGACGATGAGCCTGTACGACATCACGTACGTCACCCAAGACGGCAAGGAGTGGAAGGTGCCACCGGGTTTGATGAAGGACTTGATCATCATCTACGGCGAGAAGACCGTCGAGCAAGAGCTGTGGAAGGCCCACGCCTGGCTCGAAGCTGACCCTTTACGACGCAAGACCAAGCGCGGCATGGGGCGCTACCTTAACGGGTGGCTCAGTCGTGCATCGTCAATGGTGCGTGCACCGATTAAAACCCTACTCAAGCGCGAGAGCTTACTCACCACAAATGGAACACAAGAAAGCTGGTAGACGCAGGCCGGTGGAGTTGCCACCTGACACGGTTGTGCCAACCGCGACCGAGGCTGAGCGTGGGATAGCGTCTATTGCGCTCAATCACCCCGAGGTGTTCCTGCATCACATCTCGGAGAAGAACTTCAAGGTGGCGGACATCTTTGAGCCGCTCAGTCACCGGGTGTGCGAGATCATCTTGCAGCAGCAGAGCCGCAACGCTTCGTCAGAAATTCGTGTGGTTTTTGAGAAGGTCCGTGAGACATTGCCGACAACCCAGTTCCATGAACTTAGCGAACTCTACACACTCATGCCCATTGCCGGCGCGATTGGCGAGCTTATCGAGATCGTCAAATCCACCGCCAAGCGGCGCACCTTGCAGCATGTGGCGCACGAGGTGCTCATGGCGATTGGCGACTCGGCTGTGCAAACGCCGGAGTTGCTCAGTGATGTCGTGATGAAGGTGGAGAGCTTGTCTCGGGAGCTTGCTCCACCAAAGGTGATGGACACGAAGGCGCTGCTTATCAACGCACTCAATCGTTACGAAACCGGGGATGACGAGTCTATGCGGATAAAAACAGGCTACTCTGCTATCGACAACATCTGTCCTATACGATACGGAGACTTTGTTGTCATCGGCGGTGAAACCAAATCTGGCAAAACCATGCTGGCACTCAACATTATTGCAAATCTAATAAATGAATAAACTAGTAAACCTTACACCTCACGACATTACCATCACTGGTTACGGCGTGATCGAGCCGAGCGGATACTCGGTTAAAGTACACTCACACCTCAGCAAAGTCGCAGACGTTGATGGTGTACCCATAATGTGCTGTAAAGACGCTAAGGTGAGCAACCTGCCTGACCCTGTGAAGGGAATCCTTTACATCGTCCCTGGCTATGTGCGTACTGCACTACCCAACAGGACAGATTTGGCTAGTCCAACAAAACTTATCCGTGACGGAGCTGGCAAGATTGTCGGCTGCGGGGCGCTTGAAATTAACCCATAATATGAAAAAAAAGAAAGAAAGACACTACAATGTACCGTCTCAAGTAGAGATGCTTCCAGCAAGGAGTGCGCCTAAGGGCATGAAGGAAGCATTGAATAAGGTTTTAGACGACAGAAAGCTTCATATTCTTACTAGGACTCGGCGAAGAAATCAATTCTACGCCATTGCAAAAGAGGAGCAGTGGTTAGAGAGAAAGCGGAGAACGGATCAGTGGGTTAAGAACGCGGACAATAGCATCATTGAGACGCCAGAGAATAAACGGCGCAACCTCATCAAAGCAGCTTGGAGAAACATAATCAGAAAAGAAAACAATGAAAAAAGAATTGCACTACAATTGGGAAATGCAGAAGTACAGGAGCACTCCGGGTCTATCGAAGCACAGCCTTGACTCGTTTGCAGTCTGCCCGGCGTACTACAAGTGGAAGGAGCGTCAAGAATGGAAGCCTTCACGCGAGATGGAGCTTGGCACGCTTGTCCACAGCTTGGCTCTTGAGGGGCGCTGTGAGTACGCTATTGCTCCAGCCTGTGATCGTCGCACTAAGGAGGGCAAGCTCATCTGGGAGAACTTCTGCCAGGCTAACATCGGTAAGGTCATCCTCAACGAGGACGAAGGGGCGCGTGTAGAAGGTGCCTGCGCGGCTGTGGAGCCGTTGCTTGAGATGGTGACAGCAGCGAAGATCATCGAGGCGTCCATGTTCTGGGAACGTGATGGTGTGCAGTGCAAGGGCCGGCCGGACATGATCACGGAGATCAAAGGTCGTCCAGCAATCGTAGATCTAAAGACGACGAGCGATTGGTCTAAGTTCGACCATAAGTTCTTTGGCTTTGGCTACGACAAGCAAGCTGCTTGGTACACCTACGGTCTTGAGCAGATCACCGGCCAAGAGGACATCGACTTTTACTTCCTAGTCGTGGACATGCAGGCACCTCACTTGAGCCAGTGGGTGAAGGCGTCAACCGAGTTGATTGATTTGGCCAACGACCAGTTGGACGTGACTTTATCGCAGTACAAGCTGTGTCTTGACCAGGATGTATGGCCCGGTCCACCCACAATGCGCGTGATGCTGCCAAGAAGATGGGAGGAAGCATGATCGTTCGACCTAAAGATTTTCTGTATGACTTTGATGATCAGCAAAAAACTCACAAAGAGCTTATAGAGTGGGGATGGACTGAAGAGCAAGTTAACGACTATTTATCGGAACGCTCATTCATTAAAGTCAGAGGATTTTTCAATGACATACACTCACTGTGCTTTGGCTGCGGTGAAAGCTTAAAGGCTCCGCTGGTAATGTGGAACGGCACTCACGAACATCTTGTAGAGAAAGAAAAGCAAATCTGGATGCATCGTAAATGTTGTGAAAACATGATTGCAGGATTAACCAACGATGTTGAGCAGTTGAAGCGAGAGGAGGCACAACCATGAGCGACTGGGTACTCATCCGCCGTACTAACGTGCTGCAAAACGTGGAGCTTCCGCGTCCTAAGAAGACGCAGGACGTCATCTGCATCGGCCCGAAAGACGCACTCGGCTCGAAGATGGAGCAACTTATGTTGTTGCCGGAGAATCAATCGACGGATCTTATCGAGGTGAAGTATGTGTTGGAGCCGTACACCGGGCAGCACTCGCACACTTCAGCTAGGCCTGGGAATGGAACACGCTAATGTGGATAAAACAAAACGGTTGACATTTGTCAGTTGTTTTATAAATTGAAGTCATGAGTTGCATACCAGACATCAAGACTACAAACGAAATGTATAACTTATATCTTGAGGGATACAGCATTTCAAAGGTTGGAAGAGCATTTGGTGTATCGCGGCAAACTGTCTTTAAAAGATTCAGTCGGGCAGGGAAAAAGTTGCGATCAAAAACACTTCTTCCGTTTATGATTTTTAATGGCAAGAAATATACTTTGAGAAAAGTTGGCTATATGGGCTGCACAGATGGATGTCGATCTCTTATGCATAGGGATATTTGGATTCACCACAACGGGCCAATACCAGATGATTACGACATTCATCACATCAATGGCGATAAAACAGATAATCGGATTGAAAATTTAGAGCTTTTGACAAAGTCGGAGCATAGCCGCAGACACGGGTTTAAAGGAAATCAATACATTAAAAACAGAGATAAATGAAACCATGCACAATAATACTTCCATCGTCCCTTATGTCAGCCTTTGCAGTGGATACGAAGGCATCGGACTTGGACTCCACCGCTATATCCCAAATCTTCGCTGCATTGCTTACTGCGAGAGGGAAGCATTTGCCATCGCAAACTTGGTTGCGAAAATGGAAAACGGACTACTGGACGCGGCTCCTGTTTTCACGGATGTCACAACTTTCCCTTGGGAACAATATGCTCCATACATGGCTGGAGGGATTCTTTCTTTCGGATGGCCTTGCCAACCAGTCTCTTGCGCTGGAAAACGAAAAGCCACAGAAGACGAACGATGGTTGTTTGACATCATTGCAGATGGAATTTCCATTATGCGCCCAGGACTCATCTTCGCAGAGAATGTTGAAGGACTCTTGTCAGCTAAAATGCCTAACGGATCATTGGTATTCGCCCATTGCGTCGATAGACTGGAAAGCCTACATTACAAAGTTGCGGCAGGCATATTCAGCGCGGCTGAATGCGGCGCGCCTCACCAGCGCAAGCGAGTGTTTATCTTGGCCCACCGCTGCGGCGAGGGATTACAAGGGGACATCGCCAGGATATTTATTCAGGGCGGATGGCAAGAGCAGGGTGGATCAGTTGCCGGTTGCAGTGGATCAAGCGGAAGCGGGGAACTGGCCGACTCCAACGGTACAAGAAGCGGGCAAGATTGGGAATCAAGCGAACCACGGACAACTAGCGTTAAGCAATCACCCAGCATTGAGGGGCGAGGTGACAAGAGAGAAGTTCGAGAAGGGCAAGCATGGCCCAGCCGCCCTGGACAACCCCAACACGCATGGGAGCCGCCCAGAGTCGTGGGCAACACCGAGAGCGGCAGACGCTGCTGGAGTGGACTACCAGTACGATCAGGGAAATCATGCGAAGCCCCGGTTGATGTTGCCGGGACAGGTGAAAGCATGGGCAACGCCGACGGCGCGGGATCACAAGAGCGGTCGCGGCAACGAGGCGCGGGAGTACAGCGAGCTCACGCCGATGGTGGAACGGACGCAGAGCGGCAAGCTCAACCCGCGCTGGGTGGAGACGTTGATGGGCTTACCAGTGGGGTGGACGATGCCCAGTTGTGTATCACCTGTGACAATCGCACCGACGAGTTGCGCCTCCTTGGCAACGGAGTCGTTCCGGCTACAGCAGCATTAGCTTTTACCACACTACTAAATGAACAAAGGAATACTCGTCATCTCGCTTGAGATGCCCGCGAACCAGATCATCGACCGACTCGTCGCCCGGTTGGGCAGCGTCAGCCTGCGCACCCTCGCTGAAGGGGCCAAGAACGAGCGTGACATCCGGGGCGTCCATAGTGCCATCCAGAAGCTCAATAGCAGCCGTTTGGTGGTGCGCGACGACCTGTACGACATCGCCAACATCTGCGCCACGGCCCGAGCTCTGGCGAAGAGCCCAGACGGACTAGGCGTACTGTTCGTCGATTACATCCAGCTTGTGCGCTGCGACCTCGGGAAGGACAGTAGCCGCGAGCGTGAGGTGGCTGAGGTTAGCCGTAGTTTGCGCTTACTTGGCATCGAATTAGGTTGCTTAGTTCTCAGCATTACGCAACTAAATGAGCAGGGCAAAGCTCGCGAAAGCCGTGCAATCGGACAAGATGCTACAGCCGTGATGGTTGTGAAGCTGTCTGATGACCCAGAGTTCCGCGAGATTGGCATACCCATCCAACGTAACGGCCCGTGTGGTGTAAGCACAAACTTGCGTTTCCACGGGAAAACCGCGACATTCCACAATGAATAAAGTAAAACACTACCAGTCATATATGAAGCTCGAACCTGACAACTCCAACAAAGCCGTACCCTACCTGTGGGGCTTTGCCACTCTGGCCGTCTTTGACGGTCTTGCCATCGCTTACTTCGCTGAAGAGCTATGGGAAGCCATAGTATTGCTCATCTTATTTTGGGCCAGCGCACTATTCGCAGCCGCTGCACTGGAGGAATGGAAGGGCCGGTGAAGCCAGTCTGCAAAGACTGTGGGGCGCAGATGGTACGAGACTTCTTTGGAGACTGGTTCTGCGATGAATGTGAATCCAAGCGCATGAAGAATCCACCGAAACTACAACTACTTATTGCATTGCTGAGTATCTTGGCATTTGTAATCGGTTTTGCACTCGACCGGGAATGAGCGCACAACTAATCGACAACCTCATGGAGAAGATCCATGTACTAACAACAGAAAACAAACGACTAACAGATGAGAATCAGAAACAGGCAGAGACAATCGAACGGATGGGTGGCGCGACTGCGCAAGGTGGACCCACGGGAGTGGCGCAACAGGATCATGGAGTTACCGGTGAGGCTCCAGGTGTTTGTGGCGCAGATCGTGTGGTGGGACTACTTCGCAGACAAGACGGTGCCGAACCGTTGGCCTGACCTCGATCTGTGGCTGTGCGCACATCCTTGCACATTCCGTAAAGAAATGTGGCCTCCGACCGAACAAATGATTGACGCACTCATCGGCATTGGGTACGAACCGAGAACCGCTCACCGTAGGATGGGCATGAAATACACAATACAATAATGGAAAAACTACAACTGCAACAGTATATCGACGCTCATAACAAGCAGGTCGATACAATCGCCAAGCTCAAGACGCAGGTTACTCAGTACAAGCACTTCTGCTTGCAAGCCGCTGAGGTAATCGAGGCGCTTAAGCACCGGGTGCTGCGAACCAACGACAATGCAAATGCATTTCCGAATGACCGCACGGTCCTGCTCGACGCGGATCTTGTGCTGAGTGAGTGCTACAGGATGAACTTGAAGTAGGAAAGATGAGCCTGACCCCACGACAACTGTGGATACGGCGCGTCGAGACTCGTAGTGGCATTGCGCCCCTCGACTTCAAGATGGCGCGCTACATCGAGCTAATGAACATCAGCAACATGCAGGACCTGCGCTGGTCGTTCGCGACACCGGGCAGCGTGCGCGGCATCGGTGCTGGCACGCTCGACAAGCTGAAGGCGCTTGCCGGCATGACGGTGCCACCCAAGCGGGTGACATGGAAGCGCGAGGCGTTACGGCTGTATGCGCTGCTTGAGCAACATGGTATAGAGTACGTTAAACAAAAATGACACCAGAACACACGATCGCTGCCGAGATGCTCCTGCTTCAGGCTGAGCAGGAGATTTCAAGATTGAAATCCGAAATTCAAATTTTAAAAAAGGAACGTGAAATTGAGGCTGACATTCAGCTTAAGATCGCGCTCAAGGCGGACAAGTATTACATGCAACTCCAGGCCATCCGCGAGTCAGCTTTCGGGGATATCAGCGGGATAACGGCGGAGGATCTGTCGTTTATGAGCGAACGAGAATGAGCGACAACCCTAAGCGCAAGAAGAGAAACGCCGTGTACCGCTCGCCAGAGAGCAGGGCACGGCAGCTTGCTGGTCTGAGTGGCGTGAAGATCGAGAAACATGTGCCTGGGGTTGTGATGGAGAAGGTCAACGGTCAAGGGGCGCTTGCTGGTATTCCCCCAGAGATACAGAAGAAGGTGCTCGACTTGTTCATCACAGGTCAGCACTCAAGAGCGATTGCGATGCAGCTTGGCATCTCGGAGCGGAGCGTAGACGAGATCAAGGTGAGTGCGCTGGATATGGACTCGCAGTTCCGCAATGCGTACTTCAACACGAACCTGAAGGCGAAGCTGCAAAGTGTCATCGATGGCGCCGCACAGCGGGTGATGGAGCTTATGCCGGAGATGTCCGCGAAGGACGCTGTACTGGCGTTGGGCATCACGTTGGACAAGTACGCTAATCTGGAAAAGAACAAGACGCCGGATGCGCTGCATCAGCATGTGCACCTGCATACGAACCAGGACATCTCTGCCGCTTTCATGGCGGCCCTTAAGCCGCCGAAAGCACAAGATCATGTTGGAACGATTGAAAACGAGTGACGCTCTCGCCAGATTGGGGTGGAAAATGGCGACTCCAATTCCGAATTTGCAGGGAGAATCTGAAATTCAAATTTCAAATTCAAATTTCAAAATCGAAAATCAAAATTCAAATTTGGTTTTACCGAGCGGGATTGATTTGGCCAACGAGGTCTTGGACCTGCGCGATCTTACCGAGCGGTATTGGCGCGTCATCCAAGCGCAGCACGTCAGGATCGCCCGCCTAGAGAGCGAACTAGCATGTGCGAAGAATGCGAAACGCTAGAGGAAGAGGCGGAGTTTTATGCGCAGGAGGCTGCGAAGTGGCGGGCCATGTATGCGCTGGCGCATAAGCGTGAGACGGCACTGGCGCAGAGGCTCCGGGTGCTGATCCAGAGCTTGCGCCAGGTTGCGCGTGAGGTGCGTGGAGTGGGGAGGAATTAAGCGTCCTGCGCTTCGTAGTGGAACAGCGCCTCTAGGAACGCGAGACGCTCGGCCAGCGTCCCGGTGAAGGGCTCGCCGTCAGTGTGCTCGGCCCAAAGGGCTGGGTCAGTGGCGATGGTGTGGTAGGTCATATAATTAGTCCACGATGGCACTCCACATTGAATTGAATTCGGCATCCGACATGCCACAGGTGCAGCCCCACATGGGGTTGTATGGTGGCTCACCGGAGCAGCGTGGACAGAGCGACACAGGTTGCACCCGGTCGATCAGCTTAGTGGGGACTGGCTTATCGGTATCGACGTACCTGAGGTGGGCCTTGTACTTGTGGCCGCGAGCCGTTTGCAGGCTGCGACCCCAACCGCAGTAAGTGACGCGCACGGGGCGACCGTCCAGGGTGCCACAGAGGCCGTCCCAGCCGGATACGGCGGAGCGCACGGCAGAGTGGACGTAGGTGACGCCATAGCGGCGGGTTTCACGGACGTAGGGGAGTAGATTTAGGATTGTCATATGTGTGCTTTTGGTTTTGGTTTAGTGCAGGCGGTAGGTGACAGTCTGGACGTCCTTGGACCAGCATCGGCGACAATCGCCGCATTTGTTGCCTTGTGTAGGGGCTGGACAATCGCCGCTTGTGGAGGAGACTTCGCTTGTGGTGAGCCCCATATGCTGCGCGAGGCTGTTGGGGCCCGCTTTATCGACCATATATGCGCTTAAACGCACCGTAAGGTTGACCGGGAATGCGCCGAATAGCTCGAAGTACTCGGAAACGATGCCATACTCCTTTGTCGGCAACCAAAACTGTATTTCCGGCAACGCTATGGCAATGCGAACAATGGCCTTGAGCGTTTTGAGAGACTGAAGGTCACCACTGTCGAACCAACGAAAGAAGCCGCTCTTTTCCGTAGCGCGAATCTTGGCAATCATAGCGGGTACCCATTCTGGCGAGTCCATGAGAGCAAGGCGCTGTTGGAGCGCACGTTGGACGTTGGGCATGCGATAAAAGCCGGATAAGGCGTAACAGCCATGGCAGACCGAGCCTTCAACCTGTGCTAGTTTTGATCCCGTCTTGCAGGCGAGTGCAGGGACTGACCATCCTTGGCAAGGCATCTTTGAGGGTTGTGAGAGAGTAAGTTGCATATTTTTGTAGTGTGTTTGTGCGGAGCGTCTATGCTCCCTGCTGCGCACCCCGAGAGATGCGCAGTGTGGGAACCTAGTTGCGCTTGCTTTTGCGCCATTCGCAATAGACTGAGAGCCAAAGTGATGCGGTGATGATTGCGCATCCTCCCATTAAAAGGAAAAGGCAGAGGCGAATATAAGCTGCGTATTCTAAGGCGTTCATTTCGTTTGGGTTCATTGGGTTGGGGTTACTTACTCGTAAAAATTAATTGCCCCCTCGCTGAAGGACTCACCGTCCTCCAGCGACCAGCGACGCCCTAGGGCGGTGATAAACTGCCGATTTGACGACAGTTCCCAATCGAGGAGGACTTCCCCCTCCTTCGTGCGGAGAACGGGGAGCCTTCGAGAAGCGGCCATATCAGGCCAGTCCAAGAGAAGATAATCGGTGGTCATATGAATCGTTGGGTTGGGTTGGGTTATGCTGCGGGATTAGCTACGAAAAGACGGCGGAAGAACGGTAAAGCGTTGTAAGCTGCGCATTTAGCTTCGTGGTTTGCTTTAGCTTTAGCTGCGCGTGCTGCGGATGCTTCAGCTTGTTCAAAGCGAGCAACTTCCGCTTGCAGGATTGGAAGGAGCGTGCTTTTCATGGGGTTGTTGTCAGTCCACTCAAGTACTTGGTTTAGTTGAGCTTGAGCGTCTGCTTTGGTGCGGTTGCGATGTTGGTTTGTCATGCGTGAGTAAAAGTACGGCACTTCGTATAAGTACGCAACAAAAAAGTGACGATGAGCAAAGAAAAGCGTGCAGTGCAGTGCGTGCCCGGAGCGTGCGTGTGCAGCTCGGTGGATGCGCGAGTGTCGTGATCGTGGTACGGTGCGGGCGTGCGTGCGGTGCGGTGAGAGCAGCGGGTGAGAGCGCGCGTGCGGCTGAGATAGTTCGTGTACGAAGGAAATGCGTTACGGCTCCCCCGTCACATTGAACGACCGCGCGCCCGCGCCCGCGCCCCGCGGCGCCCGCCTGGCGTCCCATCGGCACGCCAAACGCGGCCTCGCCGTGCACCATTCCAGCGCTCCCGACAGCGCACGCTTGACCTACCCTTGCAAGCGGTTGCGGATGAGCATGTTGGCCATAACAGTTTACAACACACGTCATATGGAATGGGTTTTTACAGAGTAAAACCGGCGACCGGGGGGGGCGGGGGTTCGACCTGGTATTACGACGGCGACGACGACGCATACCCCCCCTCAGACTTTTTTTCGCCAACTGGCCCCCTTCGCGCTTGCGTGCATCCGCCGCCATGCTACATTCCCCTACGTCGTCCAAGACACCTCGGCTTCCGTGTTTTCCTTCTGGGGCGCACGCTAGCCACACAAGGCCCGTTGCGCTTAGAGGAGCGTAGCGGGCTTTCTTCTTGCCCTACACCTGTAGCTTGCCCTACCGTGTGCGTGGCAGCGTGTGTACACGTTGTGCCGCTGGGTGCAATAGACGTGTTTCTGTGGGGAGGCGCGTCGTGCGGGCGACCCGGTTAGCTGGCCCTTGTTGGGCGTAAGCTTGCGCTGCCTTTCCCTTTCTTGCATGCTACACCGTGGTGGTGTACCGTCGCTGGTACTATGACCAAGTACACACTAAGCGAAAAGACGGTTAAGCAGCACCTAGGCCCCGCGTATCGGCCTACGTCATACAAGCTCGGGGAGGACTACATCGAGCGTAAGTGCTTCAAGAGCTTTAAGCGGATCTATCGCAGTGACCTCTTGGATGGTACGTTGCCCGGTGAAGTGGCCGAGACGATAGGCATTGCATGCTCTGATATCGATACGTCACCTGTGGAGCCGGCTGTTACGGAACCTCGCTACATACCGATACACAACGAGAGTACGCAACAGAAGATCGTGTACTTGTACCCCAACAAGCGGTGGGTAAGGACGGACGTGGAGGATATGGTGTTTGTGGGGATGAAGGGCGTCAACTTTCGGCAGGGTCAACAAATTTGGGTTAAGAACAAGACGCTATGCATAAGATGACGCTTAAGGACAAGTTAGCGGTATATGACAAGCTTGAGCAGCTTAAGAGCAAGCTTAAGTCGCTTATGTTTGCACTAAGCGCAGGTTATGTTCTGCATATCGCGCTTAAGTGGTGCTTAAGCCTGGTGAACGCGCAAGAGATGCAGCTTAACACGTTTGAGTTGGCGATACTGTGGATTATCTGTTCTTAAGCTGAGATCAAGTTCTTACTCACTAGTGATATTCCCCTTCTCTAGTGACTTTCTCTTACTCTTGCTTCGTGTTGCCGTTCGCACTAGGCTTCGCCCAGATGCTCACTCTCGCAGCTAACGCTGCTCACCGGAGGAGATAAACAATCCGGCAAGGAGAGTTGCGAGTGAGCATAGTACCCCCAAGACTCAGCATTACTGCCTATCTTGGGGGAGTACTATACAAAAAGGAGATCAACGATCCGTATAAGTGTCGTCGTTCGTTTCGCAATTACAGTCATGAGTGATGGCTACCCGTTCGGGAAACTCTTGCCCTTCTCGTAGGCGTGACTGTCAGCACTCTGCAACTTTGAGACCGATGCAGATGTTTAATCCAGCCCAAGAGGGATGGCTGGAACCATTTAGTCGCTCGTGCGTCCGATGTTTCAGGTGGCGCAGAAGGTACACGGTCGTTATTTGACGACAAAGCGAATATAGAGCATCGTAGGGGAAACGTCAACACTATGAATGAAGAAAATCAGGAAATTATCGAGAAAGTTCTAGCCTATAAGCTGGAAGAACATCCTACGTTGCCGGCCCCTGGTAAGCGGCAGCGCCTGGAGATGATTGAGAACATTGGCCCGGAGAAGGTGCTTGATCTGTTTCTCATGAGGGAGAACAAGATTAAGGCTGAGCAGAACGATCCGATGCGCTATGGCCACGAGTTGCCGCACTGGCCCGATGCAGATAAGCTGCTAGAGCGCTATAATGAGCTGGTCGTCCTCGGCGGGAACCGCTCTGGTAAAACCGAGTTCGCAGCCAAACGTATGGCTGAAGCTTTTATTGGCACTGACCTTAACGGCCATACACCCGACTGGATCAAGGAGCGTCACGGGAAACGTAACATCCGCATCTGGTGCCTGCACACTACCCACATGACCAGTGTGTCCGCCCAGCAAAACGTCTTCTACAAGTACCTGCCGCCTGAGATACGGAACATCAAACGTACTAATCATACACAGATTAGTTTTAGCCAGAAGAACGGCTTTAGCGACAATACGGCTGTGTACATGGGTAACCAGATCTGGTTCCTTAACTACGCCCAGGACATTAAGGTCGTCGAAGGTGGTGAGGTGGACTACGTCTGGTGCGATGAGCTTGTCCCGCAGAACTGGCTAGAGACACTCCGCTACCGTCTGGTCACCCGCTCGGGTAAGCTGATTGTTACCTTTACCCCAGTGCAAGGCTACACCCAGGTCGTGAAGGAGTACATCAATAGTGCCAAGGTCACGGCTACCCGCAAATCTCCACTCTTACCCAATAACAATGTTCTAACCGTCCCCAAGGGTGAGATGCCCTATATGGCTGAGAACCTGTATGGCCGGCACGCTTGTATCTGGTATCATACGGAACTTAACCCGTACAACAACTGGGAGCGGATGAAGCAGGAGCTTTCGGGGCGCTCCAGCCACGACATCAAGATCCGCGCTTATGGTTGGGCAGATCAGACGGCTGGCTCCGAATTTCCCATGTTTGGTGACCATAATCTGTGGAAAGGTGACGCGGAGGACGTTATTCCTGACGGGAGCAACTATATGGCTGTCGATCCGGCTGGGGCGCGGAACTGGTTTATGCTCTGGGCTAGGGCAGACAAGCACGGTATACTGTGGGTCTACCGTGAGTGGCCCGACCAAAGCTACGGTGAATGGGCGCTGCCTAGCGACAAGCCCGACGGTCGAGCTGGACCGGCACAGAAGGCGGGTGCAGGCCGCGGGGTCAACGAGTACACTGAGCTTATCTGGAGCCTGGAGACTGCCGGGGACAAGCGCGAGATGATCGTGGACCGTTGGATTGACCCAAGGACTGCCGGCACAGAGACGATCACTAAGGACGGCGGTGTCACCGTACTTGACCTGCTTAGTCAGGCTGACAATCCACTCATCTTTACGCCCGCTGCTGGCCTGCCAATTGAGGAGCGGGTGCTATTAATCAATGATCTTTTGTCATGGGATAGAGAAAAACCAATGGTAAAAGGTGAAAACCACCCAAAACTGATGGTACATGAGTCTTGCCAGAACTTGATTTATAGTTTAAAGGAATGGACTGGACAAGATGGACAAAAAGGTGCTAGTAAAGATCCTATCGACGCTTTAGGGTATATGGTTGTGATGCAGCCGCAATACTTTGGCGGCTTGGATTGGGAAAAGCAATCTAAACGAATGTCTATGACCGGAAGTTATTAAATATGATATCGCCAGTTGATCCTTTAGCTATTGCTTCTGATACGCCTGACATTGGCGAGCTATTGAGCGAGTACAACCGCTCGATGATTAACTCGTCACAGGGCAACTTGGTGACTAAGTTTGATAACATCCGTTTTGCTCGCTGGGCAGGACAGACTGATGACGGCAAAAAGCACAGTACTGCGCGCCCCGAGGGTAGCCCGGCATGGCCGTTTGAAGGTGCGAGCGACGTTCGCAACCGCCTCATCGACTCGTCCTGCAACGAACTCTCCGCACTGCTCGTCACAGCCTTTCAACGTGCAACCATTCGAGCATCCGGGGTCACACTCGATGATGCACCGATGAGCGGCATTGCGACGAACCTTTTGCACTGGATTCGTGACTCTAAGATGCCGCAGGAGCTGCGTAAAGAAGCTGAACTTGGCGCTCAGTACGCTTTGCAGTACGGTTGGTCTGCATTCTTCGTAGGCTGGCAGCAGAGTATTAGCAAGCGCACACAAGAAATTACCGCTGAAGAACTCTTCCAGATGGCCGCGCAGGCGCAGGGCTCTGTGCTTGCGGAACTGCCGCAGATGATCCTTGATGCGCCCGACCAGGCTGCTGCGATCATTCAGGCTGCGATCCCTGACCTTGATGCGGATAACGCCAAGCGCATGGTCAATGAGATGGCCACGACCGGACGTGCGACGTATGACCAAGAGTACGTCAGCCGGAACCTTCCCGAGATCGTTGCGCTTAAGCCTTGGGATGAGATCATCGTTCCACCAGAGACGGCTGACTTGCAGCGATCACGGGTCATTTACCGTAGGACATGGATGTCCGAGGTTGAGTTGCGTGAGAAGATCACTACGGAAGGTTGGGACCCAGCTTGGGTTGAGCGTGCGCTGCAACAGATCGGAAAGAGCAGCACGTTCTACAACATCAACCTGCTGCCGACAACGACCATGTTGGTTTACAACGGCGTAAACTACATGAACATGGTGGAGGTTGTTTATGCTTACACGAAGAGTCTCGACGGAAAAGCTCCCGCCATCTACTTCACCGTTTTTTGTCCGCAAGCCGCGTCCAATCGAAAAGAAGATGCAGCCTCGTGGGCTATTCATCAGCGACTTGATTACGCTCATGGCGAATACCCGTTTGTGGAATTCCGTCGTGAACAGTTGCGCCGCGCTATTACTGATACTCGTGGTATACCCGAACTGGCTGTCACTGATCAAGACGAGATCAAGGCGCAGCACGATTCCATTCGGGATCACACTGCCTTCTCGACTCTACCTCCCATCAAAGTCGTCAAACGAATTGGTGCCATCAACAAGGTGGGCCCAGGAGTACAGCTCCCTGTCGTAAGTCCAACGGACTACAGCTTCATGGAGCCGCCGGCACGCGAGCCTACGGTGGCGTTTAACTTAATCAACCGCGTCGAGGCCAACCACGCTGCTTACTTTGGCACGATTAATCCGGCAATACCTCCAGCAAAGACGCAGATGCTCCAGCAGTTGCTCGTTAATAGCTGGTTGCTTAGCTGGCGTAGCATCTACCGGCAGATGTTTGCGCTGTGCTGCCAGTACATGAGTCCAGAGGAGATCATGCGCGTCACCGGCGGGCAGTTGCCGCAAAGCATGTCTGAGATACACAACGAGTTCGATCTTAACGTTCGCTTTGACGTGATGGACATGGACAAGGAGTACATCGCGCAGAAGATCGACTTCCTCACGAAGGTTGCTCAGTTGGACACTGGTGGTGTGTTAAACAGAACACGGCTGACCGAGATGATGATCCAAGCTATTGCGCCTGAGATGGCAAGCGAGCTTATCGTGAATCAACAGCAGGCCAGTGTGCAGATGTTCAAGGGTGTGCAAAGTGACATTGGCAACATGCTGCTCGGCAACGAGGCGCTGTATCAAGAGAATGACCCGGCTGCACAGACTAAGCTGCAATACGCGCAGCAGGTGATGCAGTCCAACCCGAAAGCGCAGGCGGCGCTCCAGCAAGACGAGAACTTCCGGGCGCTCTTTGAGAACTACGTTAAGAGCCTTCAGATGTCTGTTATGCAACAACAGAACGCGCAAGTTGGCCGGATTGGTGTAACTCCTGTATCTCAACAATGACGGAAAATCAAAAGGACGCCTTTGGCTTTTCAGGGAAGAACTCCGTCTGGAGCGAGGTGTTAAAAGTTATTGAGCAGTTGCAAGAGCAACATTGGATGCTTGCTATAAGTAAAGACTGCAAAGGAGAAGATAGGATACATGCGGCAGGGCAGGCTGACGGAATTAATTTACTTTTGAGCACACTTATTGAATTAAGAAAACAAGCTAGAGAATTAAACGGCTTGACAACAAACGAAGATTTGGCATAACGCTAAAAGCGGGCTAACCAGCGTTACTGGTTTGATTAAATAAGGACTTGCTACCTATTAGCATGAACGAAACACAATCACAGCCTGACGCCGGGAGTCAGGAGGCAGGCAGTACACCCGTTGCATCAAAACTCGGTTTGCTGGACCAGCAAAGTCTTAGTGACCTGCTCAAGTCTGGTTTCCTTGACGAGAAGGAGGCGACTCCCGCCAAACAGGAGCAGGCAGAACCTGAAGTAGAGACTGAGGAGCCAATTGTGGACTCGGAAGTTGAAGCGCAGGTGGAAGCCGATCAGCCCATTGAAGAAGAAGCTGAAGCTGAAGAAAGTTCGTTAAGCAAGGGTGTCCAGAAGCGCATCAACAAGTTAGTTGCTGCGAAGAAGGCCGCTCAAGCTGAACTGGAAGCGCAAAAGTCGCGTTTGTCTGAACTGCAAAGGGAACTGGAGACTGCAAAGTCCTCGGTGCCGGCAAGACAGGTGGACGTATCTGATGTTGTCGAGCGTTTGTCTACACTTGAACAAGTGAAGGAAGAGCGCCAGAGAGCGTTGGATGTCATTTTGTGGTGCGAAGAGAACCCGGATGGTGGAGTCATCACCCTGCCCGATGGCACGGATAGAGATCTCACCGACCAGGAAGTTCGCAGCATGAAGAGACTGGCGATTCGGCGCAAGGAAATCGAGCTGCCAGCCCGCGAAGAGTACCTGCAACAGCAGTCCTACGTCGAGGGTGAAGTGGTGAAAGACTTTCCTTGGTGGAGCAAGCCAGAGACTGAGGAGTATCAAACTGCTCAACAGATTCTGCGTGAGTTTCCAGAGCTGAAGAAGCGCCGGGCAGATTGGAAACATGTAGCTGGATTATTAGTTATGGGAATCAAAGCCTACGGCGAAAAGAAAGCACAGAAGAAACCAACTGCACCGATCAAACGCGCCCCTGCTCAACCGTCGATTAAGGCGGCACCTGCAAGGACGACCCAGACGGACCTTCAGAAGGCCAAGCAATCGTTCATTCGGAACAATTCAAGAGATGGGATGACTGACGTAATCAAAGCAATGGGACTTGTGTAAGTCCTTAACAATCAAACGCAGTTTACTCTTACTTATGGCTATTCTTACTGAACCCCAACTTAGCGGTCGCGGTCTACGCGAAGACTTGATGGACATGATTGCGCTCGTTGACGCAAAGGACACTCCTTTTACGTCGATGGCTCGCAAAGGCAGCAAGCCCGGGAATATGTACTTCCGCTGGCAGTCTGACTCGCTTCCTACCCCTCAGGTAGGTGGTGTGGTTGACGGCACGGACGTTTCCACCTAC